TAATACCTATATACATATATAGTATGTGAGTCTGCACTATCTGTGAAAAATATTAAGTTACTAGAACTTGAAACAACTACATTGTTTATGGTGCTTGGTAAATATCCTTTTATATGAGAAGTTATACTACTTGCTGTAGATGTATCCGTGTTTAATGAAGCAGGAGAGTAGCTTAAAGCATCAAACTCATTATTAACTACCCTAAAGAAGACTATTTCATTATCGACAAGCACAGGGGCTATATTGTTGTTACAATAGTATCCTGAAGTCTTAGATATTCTTGTTGTTGCTGGACTTAATACATCTCCACCACTCAAGACAAACTGTGCATTGTCAGCCCATAATGTTAAACTACCTGCTGTTGCGTTTACATTTCTAATTATTGACACTGTATCACTATCAACTGCTGCATCAATTGGGTCTGAGTCCAATACTTCCATCGCTGTAGTAGCCCAAAAATTATAATATTCACCAGTTTCACTTAGAATAACATTTTCTTCACTTGTAAATCCAAGCCTATTCTTGAAAAAGAACATATTAGATATTTTATTTCCGTTAAAACTTGGAGTAGGATTTGATTCCTCATCCCCTTTCCTTCTTTGAACCCAAGTAGAACTAAATCCTTGATGGTTGGCATTCACAACATTAAATCCAAACGAAAATGTTCCATTGCTTTGCCTAACTAGTTTGGCTGGTAAAGTTGTTGCATTAAGTGTATTAAGTATTCCACCTGCCGCTGTTTCGGTCCAGTTTTCACCTGTCCACTTTAGATAATAACTCGTAAATGAGTTGCTATCTGTACCAGTTATCTCAATCACCCCAACATCACTTTCACTAAACCCAGACATTTTAGAAGGAAGGTCCTGTATTTTAGCTACCTTATTTGTCCAACCAAAACTAGCTTCATTTCCCCAACTATCTCCAGAACTGAAAGTAAATGCACTGGCGTGTGATATTCTCATTACTGATTCTTGTGCCACAGCGGTAAATCCATTGTATAAACCCTGATAATTAGCGTTTATTGCATCTTTTAATCTCCGCGTAGCTTCTGTTGTTGATGTTGTATTAATATCTCTATATCCGTATGTTTCGGGGCTCGTTCCTAAGGGATACCTCTCAACAACACTATGCCCATTAAGAACTATCTTGTAAGTATATCCAGCTCCTTGTCCATTGTCAAAACTTCTTTTTGCCCAATAGAATGCTTTATTATTTGAATATGAAGTAGTTACCTCTGAAGTCATACCTACAGTAATATCTTTGTTTAGCACCCAAGTGGTATCTCCAACAGTAAGAAGACTAATTATCTTCTTCCAGTCTGGACTCGACTGTCCCAATGCTGCTTTCCAAGTTTCTATAACATTAGAGCCAACAATATTGACAGTTTTAGCAACTCCATTTGTATCTAGTACACTTAATCCACCATCATTAATTACTATTCCGTACTTTTCTAATCCATCTCCCCTGTCGTATGAATGCATAGCAGTTCTAGTATTAAAAACATCACTACCAACAGTATTTACTAGTAGCAATGGATTTCTTCTTGAAATAAAGCCAGAAATATCAGGAACAAAATTAACCATCTCTTGAACTTGGTTGTCAAATCTTGATTCTTGTGGTTGTCTCGTAACTCCACCATTTAAACTATTTATGTTATGATTAATTAACATTATAAGCTCGTCATATTCATCAAGTTCGTAGCATATTCTTGTGAAAGAATATTTGTATCAGATACTTGAGTATCATACCTGAATGCTTCCATTCTCGCTTCTAGCATCTCCTGTCTTCTGAGTGACACACCATTGTTGTCAGCAATGATATCTATGTATGCTTTCAATCCTGCGTGTTGAACTATATAGTTAGCTANAGGAAAAGGTATGTCATCAAATAATACATCATCGACAACATTCAATTCAACTGCTTCTGTATATATAAAACTATTTTCAACCTTATTAAAAACCTTCCAATCTCTAATTATAATANTTGGATTGTCTTCAGTTGGCTTAACAGATAAATAAGTAGTAGGAACAACAATATTATNTTGGTTATTTGGGTAAAATGATAGCAATAGCGTATTAAAGTTCCATCCATAAGCAAGTATCTTCTTTTTAGCTACTTCTATCTCTCTATCAACCAATACAGCAATAGGAATATCGGCAACCAAATCAGACACTTCAAGTGGTAATTCGTTTAATGTTAGTAGTACTTCATTTATAGCATCTCGTTTGTTCATTAGCCAATTCCTTTTCTGTTTTAGTAATTCATAACAATATCCTCCAGAAGGAGGATACTATATAAACTATTTAGTTTACNGTCCCTGTAGTAATTGCTACAAGTGAAGCTGGATTAAGAACACCATATCCTGAAGCTAATTGAGCTTTCATAATATATTGGTCATAATCATCATCAGTCCATTGTTTAGTTTTTAAACCATACAATTCAAGCATACCAATTACATCTTTAGTAAGCACAAATCCTACGAATGTTTGTCCGCCACCAGTCATACCAAGTGTATGAGTCAATAGTGCAGGATAGAAGTTGTTAGATTTAAGAATTGATAAATCACCAATTTTAAATACATTTCCATCAGCAATTGAACCATTGTCTCCACCATTGAAATCTCTATTTACAGCTTTTTGTGATAAAAGAATGTTGTAGTAGTTTTCGTTAGTTGTAACAAATACTCTTTCTGCACCAACTTGGTCCTTACCTTCAAACTCTTCCAATGCACTAAATAATGCTTCTACGATTGCATCACCTTTTGCTTCTCTTGTTGCAGCAGTTCCGATAGTACTATTGTAAACATTACTAGCAACATCTTGAACTTGAAGAACACCATTGTTACTATCAAGTAACTCAGTAGCAACCATAGCTTTATCTAATTCATAGATAACTCTCTTATCAACATAAGATGCCATACTTGAACCCATTTGACCAGTAGCAATAGCTCTAGTATTATAAGGTACGATTTGAGCATTAAAGTCATCAATGTTTTTTCTAATTACTTTTGGTCTTTCAATTGTAATTGTTCTTTCACCAATTAAGATATCAGAAGCAAGAGTTCTTGAATCTACACCAGCACCGTGTGTTCTAACAACACCAGTATTAAGTGCATTTGCACCAACAGTTCCAGCTACACCAGCTACTATACTTTGAACATCAGCTTCTACACCTCTAGTGTCAACGATGAATTGTGCTGACTTACCAGCTTTAATTGTTTGCTTAGTAATAAGCTCCATAAATACGTTTTTTCTTTTAAAACTAGCCAAAGTTTCAGCATAGATTTTAAGAGCAAGGTTTTCGTTTGTTGTGATATCTGCCATCTTATTTCTCCATTTGTTTTTTTGTTTTTGTTTGACTATTTTATTATCAGATTCAGTAGGTATCCAGAACTCATATACCTTTGGAGTATTGGTTTGGGCAACTTTACAGTTACTAAAATAAATCTGAGTGAATTTTTACAATAAAAATAGTATTTCGAAACATTATACAACTTACTTAAATGTTGATGCTTTCAATTTTGAATCTACTTTTCTTCTGAATGCATCATCATAAGCATATCTTTTGTCACTAACATCTCTAAGATAATCCTCTTGTCTCAAGTACGAAGACCTATTTCCTGTGCTACTAGAAGATCCAACAAGTCTGGTCATCTTATTGTTTGCAAGTTCATATTGTGCTTTTATACCAAGTACTGCATTCTTCATTTGTACTCTTGTCATATTTTGAATAGATAGCAAGTACTCATTGTCTAAAGTTCTATCTGCCCACTCTTTTATCTCAGTAAATTTCTCGAATCCACCTACTAAATTATGTATCTCTCCTGCTAAAGCAGCCTGTTTTGCAACCAATCCATCTAAATACTCATCAACTATTTCAGAAGGAATTCCATACTTCTCTAGCTTCTCATATTGGCTATCAGTCAGTCCACCTTTAGTATCTACAGACTCTTTCAATTCTGTCCAAACATCTTGTGGGATATTTTTTGCTACAGAAGGCTTTTCGTCTGATGTACTTGGATTATCTTCTTGGCTGTCACTGATTATGTGCTTTCTTCCTTTTGAGAACTGACTATTTAATTCACTATAATGTTTCTCAAGTGCTTCATCACTCATACCATCAATAACATATTCAGGCAAAGTACTTTTTAAATTTTTAATACCATTTTTTAATTCATCTATAGACTTATATTTACCAGCATATAATTTTCCATCTTCCTCATCATCGGATACTTCGTATCCTAATTCGTCAGATGGAAGTTTTATGTCATCATCTGCTTCTTCGTAGTTATCACCATTTGCGATACCATCAAGAATCTTCTGTGCTTCTGGGTCTTGTGTTTCTTCTACTTCGTAATCCATTTTGTTTTCCTTTTTAAATGCAATTATTTTTTCCTTTATTGTTTGCANTGCATACAGAAAAGGACAAAACTGTATGCACATTTCGCCCTAAATAAACTCTTTAACCAGCTTTTCTAAAGCATCGCCTTTAATNTTTGGCTTATACTCNANATTGTTGTCATCAAGTATCTTCTTCATCTCTTCCCTAGATAACTTCATATTTTCAACCAAAGATTCAATATCTGGTGCATCAATGAACTCCTCAACATCACTGTTAATCTCAAGGTTAACACTACTCCTAACAATCCCTCTTATATTTACTATCTGTATTGCCATTACATTGCCCCCTCTTGTACCTGTGGCGGTACCATTTGATTTGCGTAGTTCTGTCC